TGAATATTCTGATACATAGTTACCCAAAAAATTGATTAGAAGCATAAGAATGTTCTTTTTTAGTATTACTTAGTTTTTTATACAAATGTTTATATTTTTCAAACACTTGAATAGGTTTATCACTTTTAACCATTTCATCAATTGATTTTAACACCGTATAAGTATCTTTAGCAACTACTTGTTCTAAAATATAATCGTGTCCATCTATATAATGTTCTACTTGTTGTATAGCATCCTTGAATAGATAAAAATTATGCATTCTCATACCAATTGTACAATCAGGATTCCAATTTACAACATCTGACCAATCAATTGTTTCTGCTAACACATCATCAAAATCTGTTAAGCGAGGCCATCTTTTGTCTGGCAATTCGTTGAATTGATGAATTATATCACCTTGATGTTTTTCATTAGGAAAGTTAACTGATTCAAATGTACCACGCTTCATACTAAATCCTGTATAGAATGTACCAAATACGACAGCTCTATCTGGAGAGGAACTATCAGTAGTAATAATTGCTTTACTTCCAACTTCTCCAATTGACTTTGATAATTGTTTTAACATTAAGAAATCTCTGATTTTAGAAGTACCTAAAATATGAATTACTTTTGTAGAATCTTTTAAATGTTCTTTACCATTTATCAAAGCTAATACACCAGACATAAAACGATATAAACTACCACCACAACCTCCAACACCCCAACCCATAAAGTCAAAGTCTTTTACTTCGTTGTAC